GCATTCTTTGATCACTATGGAATACCAGAAGCCATTGTAATTGAGCACACTGTTTTTATCAACAGTCCAAAGACCGCCGCAGATCTTGCACTGGTTCAAGGGGCTATGCTCGGTGCGATGTCTATGTCTGGGGTAAAGATTATTAAATCAATTAATCCTATTGCTTGGCAAACCTTTATAGGAAATGGTAGGCTTACCAATCCAGAAAAGGCAAACCTGAGAGTCGGTAGTCCTGAGAGAAGTGAGTCTTGGTATAAGACCAGGGAGAGAGAGTTTAGGAAACAAAGAACTATTAGGTTTGTTAATACTATTTATGACAGAAAGATAGAAGACAACGACGTGGCAGATGCCGTTGGTATAGGGCACTATGCCATAAATAATTGGAACAAGCTGACTTGACAAGGAGATACTGTGGCTGCTAAACTTTATACAAATGAAATATGGCTCAAGAAAAGATATCATCTTGACCGCAAAACACCAGAAGAAATCGCAAAAGAGTGCGGGGTAAGCGTAGAAACAATCTACGTATATCTATCTAAATTTAAACTAAGGAAATCTAAACGTTGAGTAAAGAGACAGAAGAGAGCATAGAGCGGGTAATGTCTGGCATCCAGAAGATGTTAATAGAAAAGAACAGGGCGTATGGAGACTCTGCCTTAGAGCCAGTAAGAATGTTTTCAAAGAACGATAACATTGAACAGCTCTACGTTCGTATTGACGACAAACTTTCCAGGGTACAGAGAGGTCACGAGTATCCAGGAGACGACACCATCTTTGACCTCATTGGGTATTTAGTATTACTTTTAATTGCTAAGGAGAGAAATGAAACAGTATAGTAATAAGGAACATTTATCATTTGACGACATCTTGCTGGTACCCCAGCATTCTGAAATAGAAAGCAGAAAGGATGTTTCTCTTGCTACTAATCTAGGAAATGGAATAGAGCTTGGGCTGCCGATTATTGCAGCACCAATGGACACCGTTTGCGAATGGGAAATGGTAGAGGCTATGGATAATCTTGGTGGGATGGGTATCCTTCACAGGTATATGCCACTCGAAGAACAGCTTTCTATGGCTAGAATGTCTAGGGCACAGAAAGACCACAGGAATGTAGGAGGATCTGTCGGAGCTCGTAAAGCATTTATAGAAGACGCTATGATGCTTATTGAGGCTGGAGCAAACCTTATTCTAGTAGATGTTGCAAATGGTCACAATCAAAATGCAGTAACAGCCGTTGAGCTTTTGCGGAAAGAGATTCCTGGTGATGTTCACCTTATGGCTGGAAACGTTGCAACTTGGGACGGCTTTGCCAGACTGGGGGATGCTGGAGCAGATTCTATCAGAGTAGGTATTGGCGGTGGTTCAGCCTGCACCACTAGAGTGGTTAGTGCTCACGGAGTACCGACTCTTGCTTCTATCATAAACATTAGAGAAAAGTTTTACTATGGAGAAGGCCCAAGCTTAATCGCTGATGGTGGGATCAGGAACTCTGGTGACGCTGCTAAGGCTTTGGCTGCTGGGGCAAACGCCGTAATGGTCGGTAGAATGCTTGCCGGAACAGAAGAGTCTCCAGGACATGTTGTAGACGGACATAAAGTCTTTCGAGGAATGGCGTCTAAGGAGGCACAGGAGGACGGCAGGGGCTTTGTTTCTGGTGTAGAGGGTATCTCAACTAGGGTTCCTTTTGTTGGAAGTGTTAGTAATATTATTAATGACTTTGCTAATGGATTGCGAAGTGCCCTGTCGTATACGGGGGTAGAGAATCTTGTTGACTTCCAAGCCGATAGCGTGTATAATAAAGTATCGAGTAATTCATTACATGAAACTAAACCACACGCTAAGGAGTAGAATTGCGTAGTCGCATAAAGGTAGAGCCAAAGTCCACTAAATTTCAACGTGTTTACGAAATGCCTTTTGGCAATTTCACAATTGAACGCGGTGACCTGATTAAGATTCAGGGTGAGTGGGGTATGCGATTTAAGTTTGATTCTGTTACAACAAACACCGAAACGGGTGCACAGTGGGTAGACTGCTTTGAGGTTTACAAGCAACAGGCCGGATGCTTTAGGGCATTCAGTCTTGACAGAGTAAAGAGAATTCCAAAGAGAAGGGCACGCAGTGCAAAGCGAAGAACAGCAACTCCAACGTCTTGAGACAATAAACAAAGTTGTTGGAGAATATCTTAAGGGTAGCGACCCAACCAAAATTTCTAAACAACTATCTATACCTAGGAAACAGGTTGTAGAATACATAGACGAATGGAAAATAGTTGCTTCAGCAAATGATACTATTAGAGCTAGGGCAAGAGAAGCCTTGGCAGCCGCAGATGAACACTACGGCAGACTAATTGGTAAGTCATACGAAGTGATAGATGACGCAGATACCAACGGCGACCTGAGATCTAAGGCTGGCGCTATTAAGCTTGTTATGGACATTGAGTCTAAAAGAATTGAAATGTTGCAGAAGGCTGGCCTATTAGAAAATAAAGAACTGGCTGAAGAAATGATTGAGATTGAAAGAAAGCAAGAGATATTAAAACAAATTCTTATGGACATCGCTTCAGAGCATCCAGAGATCAGAGATAAGATCATGCGTAAGCTTTCCCAGATAGCAAAACAGGGAGAAACCATCACAGTGGTGCAGGATGCCTAGTGACTTTAATGATTTCCTAGAAGTTCTTCAGGACAGTCCCTTTAACGAAGAGCCGGTAGATGCTAAAACATTTGTTGAGGGAGAAAATTATTTGGCCCAGCCACCACTATCTTCTATTCAATATGACGTTGTAGAAGGCATGAGTCAGATATACAAAAAAGAAGATCTTCAGGCTTTGATGGGTTTTGAAGAGGGGGCTAGATATTATAATAAGTTTACTAAGAATGAGATTATTCTTCAGCTTGGCAAGGGTAGCGGAAAAGACTTTACATCTACCGTTGCAGTATCGTATATAGTATATAAACTACTATGCCTTAAAGACCCAGCTAGATACTACGGTAAGCCATCTGGTGACGCCATTGATATTATCAACATTGCTATCAACGCACAGCAGGCTAAGAACGTTTTTTTTAAGGGCTTTAAGACCAAGATTGAGAAGTCCCCCTGGTTTGCTGGTAGGTACTATGCTAAGATGGACTCTATAGAGTTTGATCATTCCGTCACTGTTTACTCTGGGCACTCCGAACGGGAGTCTCATGAGGGGTTGAACCTGATGGTCGCTATCCTTGATGAGATCTCTGGTTTCGCTAGTGAAACAAACACAGGCAACGAACAGGGCAAGACAGCTGACAACATATACAAGGCTTTCCGTGGTACTGTAGATTCTCGTTTTCCAGATCTTGGCAAGGTGGTGTTGCTGTCATTCCCCAGGTATCCAGGAGACTTTATATCTACCAAATACGACGATGCCATTATGGACAAAGAAATTATTCAAAGAACTCATAAGTTTGTAATGAATCCAGAGTTGCCAGAAGACTCTGTCGGAAACAATTTAGAAATTTCGTGGGACGAAGATCACATCTTGCAATACAAGTATCCTGGAATCTTTGCATTAAAGAGGCCCACCTGGGAAGTAAACCCCACTAGAAAAATTGATGACTTTAAATTAGCATTCTACACAGACATTGGAGATGCCATGATGCGTTTTGCCTGTGTCCCTACCTTTGCATCAGATGCCTTCTTTAAGCAACAAGACAAGGTAAGGTCTGCAATGACAATCAGAAATCCTCTGGACACTTTCAGAAGATTCGACTCAAACTTTAAACCAAAAGAAGGAGTAAAATATTTTGTTCACGCCGACCTTGCTCAAAAGCATGACAAGTGTGCCGTAGCCATTGCTCACGTAGACAAGTGGGTAAGCATTCAAGTAATGAAAGACTATGAGCAGGTTGTTCCCGTTGTCGTGGTAGATGCTGTTGCTTGGTGGGAGCCAAGGGTAGAGGGGCCAGTCAACCTTTCAGAAGTAAAGCAGTGGATTCAAAACTTAAGAAGACAGGGCTTTGACTTGGGTATGGTTAGCTTTGACCGCTGGCAATCATTTGATATTCAAAATGAGCTAAACGCTGTAGGGATTAGAACAGAGACGGTATCGGTAGCCAAGAAGCACTATGAAGATATGGCCATGCTTATCTATGAAGACAGGGTAGCCCTCCCAGCGATTGAGTTGTTGTTTGACGAACTTACCCAGCTTAAGATTATGAAAAACAACAGGGTGGATCACCCCCGCAAAAGCTCTAAAGACCTGGCCGACGCTGTATGTGGGTCTATCTTTGGAGCTATCTCTCACACGCCCAGGGATAACTTTGGAGAAATAGAAATTCATACCTTCAGGGATAAGCCAAGGCGAGTTGAAGACTTGCCCGATAATGTGATAAACTATAAGCCTAAAGAAATAACCGAAGAAGTTAAAGACTATCTTGATCAGTTCAAAATGATCTAGATGTAGGGTATTTTTTCAGGCAAAACCACTAGATTTAGTATAAACGGAGAGTACAATTGATACCTATTGACATTATTTATTTCTCCAACTATTCTGGAAACACTAAGAGATTCGTGGAGAAATTAAATGACAGCAGTGCAACTAGGATTCCTATTGATTGGGATCGTAATAGTATTACCGCTACTCAGCCTTATGTCCTTATGGTACCTACTTACGGTGGTGGCGAAGGAAGAGCAGCAATACCCCGACAAGTACGATCTTTTTTAAACATAAAAGAAAATCGTAACCTTCTTCAGGGGGTGGTCGGTTTTGGAAACAGAAACTTTGGTGAGCATTTTTGCAAAGCCGCAGACTTAATTAGTGCAAAGACAGGGGTGCCAGTCATTGCAAAGGTAGAAATATTTGGCACAGAAGACGACGTAAACATAATCAAAGAAAGGCTAACGCTGCTTTATGGACAAGAACTATAGTTACCACGAGTACAACGCAATGCTCAACCTCTATGATGAGGATAGAAAGATTCAGTTTGATAAGGATAAGCTAGCAGCTAAGCACTACTTCTTAGATCATGTTAATCTCAATACCGTTTTCTTCCATAGCCTTGAAGAGAAGATCGACTATCTCGTAGAGAATGAATACTACGACGAAGAAGTCTTGAACCAATACGACTTTGATTTTATTAAGTCTTTGTTTAAACAAGCTTATGCACACAAGTTTAGGTTTGCGGCCTTCCTTGGTGCATACAAGTTTTATACTGGCTATGCCCTAAAGACTTTTGATGGAGAAAGATATCTTGAAAGGTTTGAAGATCGTGTATGCATGAATGCCTTGATGCTTGCTAAGGGTGACAAGAAGCTTGCACAGGATCTGGTAGAAGAGATTATCTCTGGACGATTCCAGCCAGCTACCCCGACATTTCTAAACTCTGGCAAGAAGCAGAGGGGAGAGTTCGTATCCTGCTTCCTGCTTCGTATCGAAGACAACATGGAGTCTATTGCTCGTGGCATTAATTCATCCTTGCAGCTATCTAAGCGTGGTGGGGGCGTAGCTCTCAACCTAACAAACCTTAGAGAGCACGGAGCACCCATTAAAAAGATTGAGAACCAGTCTTCTGGTGTTATCCCAGTGATGAAGCTATTGGAAGATTCTTTTAGCTATGCTAATCAGCTTGGTGCCCGTCAAGGTGCGGGTGCAGTGTATCTTAATGCACACCACCCAGATATCATGAAATTTCTTGATACCAAGAGGGAGAACGCCGATGAGAAGGTTAGAATTAAAACCCTTAGCCTTGGTGTTGTTGTTCCAGACATTACCCTGGAGCTAGCCAAAACTAATGAAGACATGTACATGTTTTCTCCATATGATGTAGAGCGAGTCTATGGCGTTCCCATGTCAGATATCTCTGTAACAGAAAAGTACCAGGAAATGGTTGACAATCCAGACATCCGTAAAAAGAAGATGAAGGCTAGGGTTTTGTTCGAAACCATTGCTGAGTTGCAATTTGAGTCGGGGTATCCATACATCGTGTTTGAAGATACTGTCAATAGAGTCAACCCTATTGAGGGAAGAATCAATATGTCAAACCTCTGCTCTGAGATCTTGCAGGTAAACACTCCTACAACATACAAGGCAGACCTTAGCTATGACCAGATCGGTAAGGACATTAGTTGCAATCTTGGCTCTCTTAATATTGCTAAGGCTATGGAGTCTCCAAACTTTGGTAAGACCGTAGAGGTAGCTATCAAGGCACTGACATCTGTTGCAGACATCAGCTACATTGAATCTGTCATGTCCATTGCCGAGGGTAACAAGAAGTCTAGAGCTATTGGTCTAGGACAGATGAACCTTCACGGCTACCTTGGTAAAGAGAAGATTCACTACGGCTCTGAAGAGGGTATTGACTTTACCAACATGTATTTCTATACTGTTGTGTATCATGCCATTAAAGCATCTAATGAGATGGCAAAGAAGACCGGAGATCCATTTGACAACTTTGAGAATTCAAAGTATGCTTCTGGAGAGTTCTTTGATAAGTACACCTTATCAGAATGGAAGCCAGCTACTAAGAAGGTTGCTAAGTTATTTAAAGATTCAAGCATTGAGATTCCAACACAGGGTGATTGGGAGAAGCTTAAGAGGTCTGTAATGAAGCATGGTCTTTATAACCAAAACCTTCAGGCAGTGCCACCAACTGGATCTATTAGTTATATTAATAATAGTACTAGCTCTATTCATCCTATTGCTTCTAAGATTGAGATTCGTAAGGAAGGAAAGCTTGGTCGTGTTTACTACCCTGCCCCATACCTATCAAACGACAATCTGGAATACTTCGAGGATGCTTATGAGATTGGCCCAGACAAGATCATCGATACCTATGCTGCTGCAACACAGCACGTAGACCAGGGGCTGTCTCTAACCTTATTTTTTAAGGACACCGCCACTACCCGTGACGTAAACCGTGCTCAGATTATGGCATGGAAAAAGGGTATCAAGACTATCTACTATATTCGTATTAGGCAGATGGCACTAGAAGGAACCGATGTAAA